GAGGGATATTTTGCATGGACGTTCCCGGACGGAACGATCATCTCCTGGGATGAGGCGGTATACAATATTACAAATACAGGTGCCGGTAAATCAACCGAGGTGGGGCCTCTGGAATTTGATGTGATGAGCAATGGAAAACCAACAGTAACATTACCATCCGGAGGCAATGCATAATGGGAAAAATAGTTGATATTACAGATAAGCTGGAATTTGAAGAGAATCCTAAGCTTGTTAATAAAGGAATGGAGCTGGAGGTTAATGCAGATGCCGCTACTGTTCTGAAAATAATGGGAATACTGGGGGAGGATAGCAATGTCAAGCCTGGCGATATTGTCAGAATGTATGAATTGATATTCAGTGATGCGGACCGCAGAAAGATTGATAAATTGAAACTGCAGTTTACTGACTTCCAGACACTGGTCTTTTCAGCTATCAATCTGATAACCGGGGAAGAAGAATCGGGAGAGTGATGACCCGTACTATGATTTGATTGATGATTTCGGTCTTGTTATATCATCTTTTCAGTCACAGTACGGGATTCGTATTTCTAAGGAATTGCATACCATGAAATGGGACGAATTTAAAGATCTGCTGTCAGGTATAGGTCCGGAGACACCTCTTGGAAGGATTGTGTCTATCCGGGCTGAAGATGATTCTGATATATTGGAGCATTTCAGTCCGGAGCAGAAGCGCATCAGAACGGAATGGCGGACACGTAAAGCCAAAGCCATGTCCAAGGAGAATATGGATGACTTTTTGGAATCCATGAAGCAGGCCCTTATTTATGCTGCGGGAGGTATTGCCTAATCGTTTCTATGCTCATATATGCTTGATATAATAATCTTAATATCAGGATAAGGGAGGAGCGGTTATGAAAATCTGTTTAAATTGTGATGATAAATTATTAGATGCAGCAAAAAATGTTTGTTTTGTAGTGCAAATGCAAAAGAATTTCCTTGTCCTAAGTGTGGTAGTACAAGTATAATATATACTGACAAAAAATTGAGTATCAGAAGAGCTATATTGGGAAATGAAACCGCTGGCCCTGTGGTAGCAGTTTTGGATGGATTTAGCAGCAAGAAAAGTTATCTTTTATGTTTGGCATGCGGACATAAGTGGAAAATATAAATATTCCTTTTGGAGATGATAAAACTGAATACAAAGAAGGAGAATAAGATACAATGCCCATATTGCGGGCATCCTCTCAATGTTTTTTATGCTTCTGGAAAAGAGATAGGCGTTTGGGACAGGAATGGTGTAAGGGCATCAAATGTTGATTTAGAAGGAACGTTCAGCAATGTTAATGAAAAAGGGAGAGGAGTAAAAGTTGAAAAGGTTGGTTTGCATTCCTATAGTAATAACGAAGAGATAGGTTCTATTGCGATTTTGCCTGTGGTAGATAGTAATGGAAACAATATTGGAAAAGATTATATGGAATTCAAACTCAAAGGCGAAAACAGTAGTTATGAGTTCTACATTGGAGAAAGCGGTAAACCAGTTTTACAATTTAACAATACTGGTATGGCAATTCCCAAAATACAATGGTCAAAGACCGGTAGGGCAGAATTTTCAGATGGGACATATTTGACTTTTAATAATGGGATACTGACAGGAGGTAATGCAAAAGGAGGGGCATTTTAAGGAGGAAGAAATATGGCACTTACGATAAGCAATGCCTATTTAACAACAGCTCAGATGGCAGGAAATGCCCAGTATATTGCAGATTACCTCATAGCCAGAGACTGGACACAGAACGCTATTGCAGGAATGCTGGGCAACATGCAACGAGAATCTAACATCAACCCTGGATTATGGGAATCTCTTATATATGGTAACATGTCAGGAGGTTACGGTCTGGTGCAATGGACCCCGGCTACAGAGTATACCGCTTGGGCGGATGCCAGGGGATATCCCTGGGGAAATAATATGGGCAATCCGACAGCGTATTTTAACGGCCAGTTGGAATGCATTTTGTGGGAAGTGGCAAACAACCAGCAATGGATTGCCACTTCCTCTTTTAATTTCTCGTTTTCAGCTTTTACAAAATCAACAGAGAGCCCGGAATACCTGGCTGAAGCGTTTATGAGGAATTATGAACGTCCCGGCGTGTTAGAATTAGAGGAGAGAAAGCAGAATGCACGATACTGGTACAAAAACCTGAATTATGGCGGAAGCAAAATCGAGGATGTAGTACAGCTTGTACTCAGCCGTGTTGGAAAAAACACATATACACAGGATGGGGCGCTGAGAGAGCACGTATTTGATGAACCAACAGGTTATTCTGATTGTTCTTCATTGATGTGGAAAGCATTTGAGAGAGGCGCCGGGATTCAAATAGGTACATGGACCGGTGATCAAATGGGGCGTGGGGACCTGGTGTGGCATAACCCCAATTATGAGGATGTATTCTCGTTGGACATGCAAAGGATTTCAGGAGCACAGCGCGGGGATCTTGTATTCTGGGGATCCAGTGATGACCCGGACGCATCCACACATGTAGAAATGTATCTTGGAAATGATCAGTTTGTAGGGCATGGTTCCGGTATTGGACCCAGGATAAAAACAGCCAGTGCATATACACATTCCGGCAAATTAGTGGAGGTGCGCAGATATCTGTCAGGCGGAACACCACCAACACCTACAGGCGTATCACTGGTGCGCTGGATACCGGGGTAAGGAGGTGAACAGTAATGGCAATACAGGATAGGCGGGGGGAATATGACCATTTCGACCCGCAGAAAATGCTGCCTGGAGAATGGGCTGTAGTTTTAAGAGGGGACCCGAACGTAAGAGATGGCAAGGCGACATATGTGTGCTTTTCCGCTGGTGTTGTTAAGCGCCTGATGACAGAGGAGGACCTGACAATCGAGCTGGATGAGCGGACACAGGAGGTCATTAACAGACTGGTGGGAGAAGTCGGCGAAGCTGTCAAGAATGCAGTGGAAGCAGCAAAATATGCCAACAATGCAGGACAGAGTGCAAATACACAGGCACAAGCAGCAGAGGCGGCAGCAAACCGGGCGAATGCTACGGCAGATGATCTTGAGAGGCGAAGGAAGGCTGGGGAGGTCAATGGCCCGTCAGGACCACAAGGTCCAATAGGTCCAACTGGCCCGGCAGGTCCGCAGGGACCGCAAGGTATCCAGGGCCCAAAAGGAGACAAGGGAGATAGAGGTGATCGTGGTGGCGATGCCGCAGTCGTGGAAAGCAAAGGAGTCTATGCATTCCAGGTCCGCACAGACGGGCATCTCTATCTGGTATACGCCGGTTCGGATGCGCCTGGATACAAAATAGATGATAATGGCCATCTGGTCATGATTTTATAAGGAGGTAGAGAATTATGCCCGAACTTGATTTAGGCAGTGTAATGGGGCCACAGGGGCCAAAAGGAACTACAGGAGCAACCGGTCCACAGGGGCCTGCAGGTCCGGCCGGTCCAACTGGTCCACAGGGACCAAAAGGAGACAAAGGTGATACGGGTGCAACAGGACCGCAAGGCCCAATAGGTCCAACAGGTAAAGTGGATATTTCTACACCAGTGACATTTACAGACGCAGCATCCAGAACAAATCTGGTATCAGGAGATTCTATAAGCACGATTGCCGGTAAAGCATCGAAATGGCTGAAGGATTTGAAATACCTTGCATTTAATCGTGTGATCGATCTGGCAAATAAGGCAACACCTGCCAGTACTGATGTATTTTTGCTGGAAGAATCCACAGGTACTGGTAAAAAGATGTTGTTTTCCAATTTCATAACTTATCTACAAAATGAGGTAAAGCCAAAGACAACGGCAACTAATGTTACATTTACAAAAGCGGATGGTACGGAAAGTACAGTGCAGGATACAGTTACTGCATTAAACTCCGCTTTACATCCTATTGGAAGTATATATTTATCTGTAGACTCGACCAATCCAAGTATTATTTTTGGCGGTACCTGGATATTATTTGGACCAGGCAGAACATTAATATGTGTTGATGATTCTAATACAAAATTCAATGAAGCTTCAAAAAAAGGTGGGGAATATACACATAAACATACTACTTCTGGTCACAAGTTAACAGTATCTGAAATTCCTTCACATACACACTCTATTTCATACGAGGGAACAATTTTAGACAGAGCATATGCATATACAGGTGTAAACGGTGGAGATTTTTGGAGGTTAAGCCAAGGCCTTAGTTCACAGATTTCAGGAGGCGGCGTATACAAAAACAATAATACCGGTGGTAATGGTTCTCATACTCATGGTGATACGGGTAGTACATCATTATTACAACCATTCATTACTTGCTATATTTGGGAAAGAACAGCTTAAATTATTATCGGATAAACAAAAAACGAATGATTTTATTTTTTTATGATTCTACGCCACCCCAAGAATATTTTTGATCAAATTATATTCCGGAATTACGAAACCCCAGATGAATGAAAAATAGATT